GATGTTGGTGGCACCCAATCAGTATCTGGTGCAAATAACGGAGGCTGTATTTTTCTCAACTATAATCTCTTTCGATAATCATTTCTATGTAATGTATCGCCTTCTCTAGATCTTGTTTACCGCTTCCTTTATGCGGGTGTCTCATAATATACTTTATAGCATTTCCTTCAGCAAATAACAAATTGTTTTTATTGATGAATTCCGCTGGTTGTATCTTATAATGGTTGTAATGACTGCCCCCAATTTGTTTTTTTAATGACTTCATCCGACAAAACCTCCATTTGAAAAGCTCGCTCTTTCTTTTGTTTGTATTTTTAATTTATCAATTTTGTTTGTTTTTAAATGTGTTCTAAACAAATCTCCAATTGGACCAGGTAAACTTGATACAAGTTCTAATTGTACCGGGTGTTCTATTTCTAAGTATCTGGTAACAAATATAAAACAGTCCTGTATAGTCACTGCGTTTTTTCTATCGTTAACTTCCCAGCTTGCAAGTACAGTATTGTTTTTTGTATAACCTTTATCATTATCAAGCCTGTCTACTGAAACAAGGTTTTTTTGTTTAGATTTAGAAGTTAATGGAGTTCTATAATAAAAATCAACAAAACCATATTTTTCTATATAATCCTGAACAAGATTGTCCCATGATTCTTTTGTCATAAGATGAGTAACTCCTCTTGGGTCACCAGCTTTTAAAAATTTATTATTTCTTCTTTTCATACCTTGATATAATTGCACCATTCTTCCATCAAAGGTGTCCCTTCTTTTTGAAGAAGAAATTCTCTGTGTTTGTGCATATTCAGGTGTAGCTTGATATTTTTTTCTTGTTTCTACGTACTTATGCTGATTTTCTTTAGAATATTTTTTCGCCCTCTCCATAGATCCTGGGGTTGTGTGATAATAAATAGCAGTTTTATGTACACCAAACTTATCTCCAATTTCACGTCCAGACATGCCCTGTTTTCTTAAAATTTTTATTTCTTCTATATCTTTTTCAGATAGTTTATTTGTTTTATTCATAGGATATAAGCCCTTTCGTAGTTTCTTGGTTCTAAAATATGTAGTTCTTGTTTTGCTCTTGTAACAGCAACGTAAAACAATCTATGTAACTCATCTGGATCAACGTCATTGTTGTCTACAGCTGTTTTAGTTATGTCTGGTAAAACTAAAACATTATCTGCCTCACCACCTTTAGCTCCGTGTATTGTTGACATTGTTATACGTGGTGTCTTTGTAATCTTTTCACTATTGGCCAACATATTTCTTATGTAGTTTTCTCTATACGTATCTAAGCCTGCAAAAGCTTTGTACCAAACATCTCTAGTTTGTAATCCATGTTCCGCGACGCACTGTTCACTAGTATATCTAAAATCTGAATGAAAAGTTTTACCTTTTTTATATCCCTTTGCTACGTTGTCACCTAGATACGAATACAAATTCTTTAACTGTAATAAATTTAATTCCTGTTCTGATTCTCTCCACGCTTCCCAATTTTGAATAGCCATAAGTAAATCTACAGGTATGGAGTTTCTACCTTTATGTGAGAAATACCATCCTTGCAGTTCACATAAATCTTTAATGTCATCTAAAAAATAATTTGCAGACGCCAGCACTAGCCACTCGCCTTCGCTCATGTCCACTTGTGTGATGTCTGAATACCTATTCAATTTACCTGTAGTAGATTTAGGTTTGTATTCCTTATCATACCTGTTCTCTACTCTTTGTATTATGCTTTGTGATAGCTCATGTATAGGTCCACCAGGAATACGATAGGATTGATCTAGAACTGTGATATCGTCAACTTCGTCCCTGAGCGCGATGAAATGATCCACATCGGCGCCTGCCCATCTGAATATAGCCTGGTCATCATCACCTGCGATGTAAGTCTTATCAGCTCTGCTCCAGAGGGCTCGTACCATTTTCCATTGGAGAGGAGATAAATCTTGGGCCTCGTCAATGAAGAGAACAGTAAACCCTGGAGCCACATCTTCGACAATAAACCTGTGTAACATATCTCCATAGTCTATAAGACCTTTCTCTTTTTTATACCTAGTTAATTCTCTATCTAAAAGATACAGCGTATCTCTTTCTATATCAAGGTAATGTGTGTTCTCGTCATACACATCCATTAAATCTCTGTCAGTTGCTCTAGCTTTTTCTATAAGTTGTAGATACTCATTATCAGATGTAAACGTGCCGTCTTCTTCACTGTTGTATACCTTCTTTATTGTAATAGGTATGCCACACTTACTGCCAAAATCTTTATAGTCAGCTGATTGCATGACTCTAGATTTACTAAGACCTAGCGCACCAAACGCTAGTGAATGTAATGTTCTAAAATATGGAAAGTCTTTTTCATCAAGACCAAACTTTTCTACAGCTCTTTGTTTTGCTTCGTTAGCTGCTTTCTTTGTAAAAGAAAAATAACCAATTCTTTTAGTATCAACACCTGCCTTGATAAACTCATCTACTAAATCTAATAGTGTAGTTGTTTTACCTGTACCTGGTGGTCCTAAAATAATTGTTTTCATTTTATTATAACTTCTTTGCCCATAAGGTTATGTTGTTCACAAAATGCGTTACAAGCTTTTAAAAAATATTTTTTAGCAGTATCGGTAGAAACACCAGTAAATTTAAACCACTCTGTACCACCTTTGTTTTCATAATATGCATTCCAAGGAGCTAAAAGTTTGTGTAATTCTTTTTCTAAATTGTAACCGTTAGTTTCATACTTAAAAGCAGCAAAATAATTTAAATGAAAAGGGTTGTCTGTGGTATTAGACTTAGATCTTTCCGCAACAGTGTGTTCAGTTTTTCCTATTTTAAAATAAGGTGTCATGCCGTCTGTTCTATTTTCAATTGCTATATAAACAGTTAATAGTGGTGCGTTTATAATGCCATGCACTAAGTTTTTGTATTCATACATTTTTGACAGAGATATTTTTTTATGCCCTCTAATTTTTTCATCTAAATGTTTTATAAGTTTCAAACTAACATCTAGTGCCTTATCCCTAAGATAAAACTCTTTTTCCGCTTGAAGTTCTCCAATGTATTTACAAACAAGAGGAGATATTTCTGGGTTGCGAAGTCTAGAAGCGGTGACATGACAAGAACCTTCAGCATAACCTGCCTCTATTGCACATTGTGTTGGAGTTTTATCACCTTCACTGTAAACTAATAGTTGTGCAAATTTTCTTTGTTGCTCTGATAATCGTTTAGATAATCCCATTAAAAAGGTGTCTCCGTATATTTCTCTTGAGTTACATCTACGTCATACTTTGTCATAGCTTTTATCTTAACAACCCTAGGAGTTTGGTTCTTTAGTTTCATTCTTATTTCATCTACAAAAGAATCTAATTGTTTAATTAAATTACCTGTCTTAATCTTATCGACTTCCCAGTTGTTTCTTTTTGCAAAGCTAAAAAAGTCATCCATTCTAAAATGTGTAAACCCTTCTTCATCGGTCCACGCTGATTTATTCAGTATGTCTTCTTTCTTTCTCGCTTGTGATCTGTGAATTGTAAAGTCATACAATAAGTTTTCTAACTGCTCGTTATGCTTCAATGACTCTAATGGTTCTATTTCTTCCAAACTATTCATCAATGCTTTTAAATATATTTCTCTCCAGTCTTTTGCCTTAGGTATTGGTGATACAATGTTTGCTTGATCTAGTACTGCTATCGCAAATAAATTAGGATTGTGCAACTGCTCTGTCTTAAGTTCTATTCTTTTACCTGCTACATTTAAAAACCATTGTGGTGGATTAGAGTTTATCTTTGTTAGTGTATCCATCTCTGGCATTTGCTCTTCTTCAAAACCTACACCAAACTTTTTAGTTCTACATTTTGCAGGATTACATACTCCACATATTGGTTGGTCTTTACATCTGTACTTGTCATATCCACGTTTACCAACAGAAGCCATCAATGCTTTTACTTCCTGGAAACCTAATGGAGGATTCATCCATTTAGAATTATCCTCTAAAACTTTATCTTCCCAGTTGTCTGGGTTAGCTTGTTTGTGATATACAGCTACATTAAATAATGCATTATTACGTGAGCCCTCACCAAAACCTTCATCAGCCAATGTGTTTAAACAAGGTGGACCATCTTTAAAAGCTTCGTTAGTTTCTAACTTCTGCTTTACAACTATTGACTGTACTTCCTCTTTGGTTTGTGACCACTCATCATATATAGAATAGAACTCTTCTAAAGTAGCTGCCTCGCCTCCCGCTTTAAAAGTATATCTAAGTCCTTCTATGTCTCCATGATATGGTAAGTTTAAAAAGTTTCCTGTATCTCCACGCTCCACGAGTATTTCTGTCTGTTTAGGAAATATCTCACTACCGCCAAAACCTAACGCATCAGACATGGCTTTTAGTTTTAATTGCATCAACGATGCAGGTATAAATTCTTTTGCAAATAAAAATAAATGTGCGCCACCAGACTTAGATCTAAATGTCACTAAAGGAAAACCTAATCCTTTAATGTTTCTCATGATAGCCATGTGATCTAGATTATACTGATCAACGTCAATACAACCCCAACGACATTCATTGTTTTCGTTAATAGGTATTACACCTAGAGCAGGGTCTTTCCCGTCTATGTGGTCTTGCCAAAAATGATCTGGTATTGGTTCTCTTTTAATAAATGCTTTACCAACAGCTTTACCTTTGTCTGTAGTTTCTCCTGATAATATTAATTGTCCGTAAGCGCTATTATTGCCTTCAAATATATCTTTAAATTTTTGCATACTCTCTTCTATACTCTCTATGATACTCTCTTACCTTGTCTCTATTTTTTTCTCTATACTCACGATAGTATTCGCGAGTCTTTCTTCGCTTATATTCTTTTCCCTCCGGGCTGTCTAGAATTAAATTAATTCGCTCTTTCAGCCGTTTATTTTCTTTTCTTAACGTGTCCATCGTTTTCTTACGATAGTAACGCATTTGATAAAATGATTCTCTGCTTCTTTTCATAATAAAAATATGTTCCGGGCAGGGGGAGGTGCCCGGAACATCATGGTTAATTAAAACGGTACTTCGTCTTCTGACTTAGCACTGTCATTACCATGTTTTGCTTTGACGTCTCCCGTAGACACACTCTCAGCAAAACTTTTTGCGGACTCATACAAAGCTTTGTTTTGTACAGGTCCAACCTTAGTTACATTCCAACCAAACCAAGTTCCTTTATCGTTCGATTGTTCTACTGTTTTAAGGTTATACACGTGACTGTAAGCCGCCGGTGTAAACAAACCATTTTTACCTTCTAGTTTGATACTAGCCATCATAGCATTCCAACTACGACTTACTTTAAGTTGCGTTGACTTCATAGAAATCAATGCTGTCTGCATATCTTCAGTCAATACAAAGTATGACGCTGTGTTCTCAAGATAGTTACCATTGTCTAGTCTATCTTTATAACCCGCATCACGCTTAGCTTGCTTGATGATACCACTGTTGGCCGCATGGATTGCAACAGGAGCACTTGTGCCCTGTCCTCTATCTGACCACTCAACATACTCACGTTTATAATAACATGGAATTATGTTGATCCCCTTCTCACCATCATATGTCTGCTTAGTCACGGTATTGAATATCATACCTGGCTCTGCACCTTCTACATATTTGGCGTCCCGTTTGCTTGTCTCGGGTGACAGTTGTCCTAACACACGTAAGAAAGGTAATGCATAATCTTCCGCACCCATTTCTCCTATCGCTGTGTTAGCGTCTTGTTCGAACATGCTAGCTAGAGCTACGTCCGTCTTCTTTTTTTCTGCTACTTGATTCATGGTTCTTTTCTCCTTATTCATGATTTCCGGCTAATTTTTGTTTGATCTTTCACAAAAGTGTGAAAGAAATCAGAGGGCATATCGAGGCCGGCCTCGATACGCTCCCTGTAGAGTGCTTTCAAAGTCATAGGTTCTACCTTCTGCTTCTGCGAAGGTTCATAACCTTCTCGCACTGCAAGGCCGATTAATTCATCTGCCTTGTTATCCTCGCCCTTCCCGAACTGTACAGAAACCTCATTTTTAATAAGATCACCCAGTTCGTTTTCACGAAGCCAGTTATAAGCTGATTCCATTGCATCTTTTTTTACTGTGCAACTGTAGGATTTTTTTACTTCGACCCCACTACCATCAGCTAATTTCAAAGACGACAACCCTTGCTCTGCTAGCAAGTTAGGTATCACCTCTGAAGAAATTTTATCGGCTGCTTCTTTTTTGTTTTTTATCTTTTCTTCTAGTTCGGCTATTTCATTTTCAAATGCCTGTAACTCTAAACAATAGTCAGCCAATGTTTGAATATCTGTTCTTTCTATTAAATTTTGTTGATCATCTTCCAGATCATCTAATGTAAGTGTGCTCACTCTATTTCTCCTTTATTATATATATCTATCATTAAGGGATAATATCTTCTCTCTTGTCTATCCCATTTCAAGAGATTAAATTGTCCTTGCGTAATGTCACTAACAATAGCAGTAGACAATCCAATAATTGAAGGATCACCCGTACATAAAATATAATCATCGGGTTTAAAATCCTGTAAATTTTTTCTCATCTTTCTAATAAAAGGCGCTGTGCTGTAAAGCATATTATCTGTTGATGGTAAACAAATTACTAAATATCCAAAATCAGATGCACTTAAAATATTTATTTGTGGTGCAGGATGTTGCAATACATATACAAAAGTTTCTTTAGGATTCTCTTTGTAAAACGCTAAAAATTCTGCAAGTGAACGTGGTTTATATAGTTCAAAAATTCTGTGTTTCATTATTTATACTTTCTTTATTGACAATAAAGTAATGATATCTATATTAATGTCAAGAAAGAATAGTAAATTATTTTATGATAGAACAATATAGGTATAAGACTAAGCCTTATGCTCATCAATTGACGGCTCTAAAAAAGTCTTGGGCGCAAAAAACCTACGCTTTATTTATGGAAATGGGTACAGGTAAATCCAAGGTCCTCGTTGATAATATAGCTATG